CGGCAAAAGCTAAATCTAACATGGATTCTTCTGGCGCTTCTCTTGAAAAACATTTAATTGAAGCGGAAAAGGTATTGAAGAGAATAGTTGCTTCGCCTATGGAGCATGTGGATGGTCCAAAACCTTCACCACAAACTGCTACTAAAGTTGCGTCGAGCGACGGTGCTTCAAAAGCAGTTTCCGTTAAACCTAGCGTAGAAAAGAAAGCTTGAAGGTATACGTAAGTTTTTTTGATATTATTATCTGCAATCGAAAGAGCTATCTCCATTAATGGAATAGCAAAGTAAAATGGCAAAAGAATCACAAACTTTATTTCAAAGACTTTCAAAACTTTTTAAAAGCGGACCGGTAGTCAAGCGAAAAATACGAACACTCGATACTACGATTGCCGTTGCAGATAAAACAAAATCATCAGGTGCTTTACTTTTTCAAAAGTCTTTAGCACCGACATACGCAACAATCACTGCGAATGCATATAACCTTTCGGAGCGCCTGATGAGATATCAGGACTTTAGCGAAATGGAATATACGCCTGAAATTGCAGCGGCTATGGACATCTACGCTGATGAAACAGTTGCTCAAGATGATAAGGGTCGATCGCTTCACATCTACTCTGACAACGAGAAGATTAAAGAAATTTTAGAAGATCTATTCTATAACACCCTAAACGTCGAGTTTAATCTCCGCTCTTGGGCACGCAACCTCGTCAAGTATGGAGATTTTTTTCTTTATAACGACGTTTCACCTCAATATGGCGTCATCAATGCGTTTCCTATCCCGGTCAACGAGATTGAAAGAGAAGAAAATTATGACCCAAATGATCCTTTTGCAGTTCGTTATCGCTGGGTCACGCTAGGCAATCGTACACTTGAGAATTGGGAGGTCACACATTTCCGTCTTCTCGGCAATGACATGTTCCTCCCTTATGGTTCTTCGGTTATCGAACCCGCGCGCAGAATCTGGCGTCAGTTGATTCTCATCGAGGATGCCATGTTAGTCTATCGCGTAGTACGCGCACCAGAGCGCCGCGTCTTCTATATCGACGTCGCGAACATTCCTCCTGAAAACGTACCGATGTATGTTGAGGAACAAAGAAAAAACCTTAGAACTAATCAAGTAGTAGATAGAGCAACAGGACGCTTAGATCTTCGCTACGCGCCTTTATCAATTGAAGATGATTACTTCATCCCTGTTCGCGGCGGAGAATCAGGAACAAGAATCGATACCCTCGCAGGTGGCCAAAATGCCGCAGCCGTCGAAGACGTAGCCTACATCCAGAAAAAATTATTCGCGGCTCTTAAAATTCCAAGAGCGTATCTCGGATATGATGAAATGTTGGCATCAAAAGCAACGTTAGCGCAGGAAGACATACGTTTTTCTCGCACAATTAACGTGGTTCAAAAGGTTTTACTTTCTGAGCTTAATAAACTTGCAATCATTCATTTATACGCAAACGGATTTGATTCAGAAGATTTACAAAATTTTACATTGAGACTTTCTAATCCGTCCACTGTTGCGCAACAACAAAAGTTAGAACTTTGGCGTTCTAAATTTGAAATTGCCGGATCAATACCAGAAGGTATGGGTAGCAAACAATTCGTTCGTAAGACTATTTGGGGATTAACTGACGAACAGATGGAAGAGCTTGATGAACAAAGATACGCAGAAAAACTTATTGATCAAACTATCGAAAATGCGTCACCGGAAACCAGCGAAGACGAAGAAGAAACAACAGGAGCTCAGCCAGCAGAGACTGCTGGTGAAGAAGAAACTGGCGGTGAAGAAGCAGGCGAAGAAGAAGCGGGTGGTCTTTTCGCTGGCGATGACGTTGAAGAAAAAGAACCCGAAGCAGAACTTTTAACAACGGGCATCGAAATCGATGATTTTACACCGACATTATTTGAAAAAGATAAGTTGCCCGTAAAACCTAAATCGCAATTAGAAAAGGCTTTGTATAACCAAAGCAGAAGAAAAAAGCGCCACGATCACATGCCGAAATTTAAAAAAATGACTGATTATGACGCTGAAGGCATGGGAATGAAAGATGTTTTTGGCATGTCAGATTTGAAGAATGCCATTAATCCGTTTAAAGAATCTAAATTTAACGACGAATCAAGTTATATAAAACCCAACATCCCAACGGCCCTGCAGTCAACATTGAGTAAAATGTCGATAGCTTTACAAATGAACAATCAAAAAACGTCTAATTTGCTTTCTGAAGAAATGGTAGACTCAGAAATGCTAATTACAGAAGATATTAACACCATTAACGAAGACGAGGATTGAAAAGGCAACCTATGTCTAAATCTCACAACAAAAAAAGAAATACAGCATTATTATACGAATTTTTAATCAGGACAATTTCCAGCGCTTTGGTCGAAGGCGACAAAAAGAAATCTTCGATTGCCTTAAAAATTCTTCGTCGTTATTATAAGCCTGGTACACAACTGTACAAAGAATTTAGGTTGTTCAATTCTTTAATAAAGACAACGGTAAGTTCAGAAGTAGTTGCGTCTACAATCTTAACAGAAGCTAGGTCAGCTGTTTCAACAATTGACCTAAACGCGCTTGATCGAGAAAAATCATTACTTATTAGAAATATTAATCACGCTATTAATGATGAAAATTTTTATGATCAACCGATAGCAGAATATCGACTCTACGCAACCATTCAGACTCTTCTAAATGAATGGCGTAAACCCAAAGGTTCAAACGACATTGTTTCTTTGGCTACCTATGAAAATCAATTGCGCGAATGGCTTTTGGCAGAAAAGAAAAAAGAAGATCATACCTTAATTGATGAGACGCCTGGTACAACTCGGTTGCTTATGAAAGTTATGATGAAAAAATTAAATGAAAAATATTCTAATACTCTTAATGATGATCAAAAAGAGATAATTAAAGCTTACGCTTTTTCGACAGCCAACGAAGACCAATCGACAATAAAGAAAAAGCTTGAAGAAGTTCGCGGTGGATTACTAAATTCTATCGACGTGTATATCACCCAAAAAAGTGATCACAAATACATGGTTGATAAATTACAAGATGCAAAATCAAGAATTTTGTCAGAATCCCTTGATCTAGTAGATGATTCGACAGTATCTAAATTCATGCTTTATTCTACTTTGCGTCAAGAACTAAACGAAGGAGAAGAGTCATGAAAGACTTGCGTTTATTAAACTCATATGAAATCTTCGACTATACGCCGGAGATGATCAAAGAATCTCGCGAAAAAAACAATGGCAAAGTTATGATGAAAGGTATTCTACAAAAAGCAGATACCTTAAATCAAAATGGTCGCATTTATCCAATTCACGTTCTCGAGCGCGAAATTAGAAATTATCAAAAGTTCATAATAGAGAATAGAGCGCTTGGAGAACTCGATCATCCAGATTCTTCCGTCGTTAATCTTAAGAACGTTTCGCATCTTATTCGCGAAGCCCATCTTGAAGGTGGCGTCGTATATGGAACGATAGAAATCCTTGATACACCGTCGGGAAAGATCCTACAGTCTCTTGTCGAATCTGGCGTAAAACTTGGTATTTCTTCTCGCGGGGTAGGTTCTACAAAGAAGCAAGGCGATTATCATGTTGTCCAAGATGATTTTCAATTAATCTGTTGGGATTACGTTTCTGAGCCCTCGACGCCAGGCGCCTTTATGCTGCCAGAAGGCCGCAGAATAACTTCAGATGAGCTTCAGAAAGTCTTTAATAAATCAGATAGAATCGACAGAATATTAAATGACATAATTTCTTATGGAGGCAAGTGATGGGACTAAAAGATCCAAGAGTAGGATTTAATTCCGTAACGGAATTCATGGGATCAGGCCTCCCGTGGGTAATTTCAGGTTCTGCTGGAGCTACGGCAACGCGGCATCAATTTGATAAAGTATCAAAAAGAATCATAATTAAAAATCATGAATCAGCGGGTACTGTTTTAAGAGTTGGATTCACCGAAAATGGAATTAATGGCGTAAGTGGTCAACATTATTTCGGCGTAGACGGTGGAGATACATTCGAGATTGATGTTAGGATTAAAGAAATTTTTCTTAAAAGAAATGGTTCAACTGACGTAGACTATAGTTTGTTTGTCGAACTAACGATGATAGACTCCGATATGATGCCATTATTAACAGGATCGTTAAACGGTACAACATTCTGGGAAGGCGTAGGATGATATATGGGAATCACTAAAAAAGAACTTAAAGCTATCGTTAAAGAGTGCCTGGTTGAAATTTTAGCGGAAGGCGTTGGAGCTTCAATTAATGAAATTTCTAAGCGCGAAGTTTCAAAACCTATTGCTTCGACGTCTACATTACTTAGGCAAAATGCTTCTCGCGTAAAAATGCAAGCATCTGCCGTAAAGGAAGCCATTCGTAGAGAAGCTGGTGGGAATGATGTAATGGCAGCAATCCTTGCCGATACAGCAGAAAAAACATTACCAACCATGCTAGAAAACGATAGAATGAAGACACCCGCGCCATCGGGAAAAATCGAAAGTATAGTTGCATCGCACGAACCAGAAGAACTATTCGGAGAAGAAGCGGCATCCAAATGGGCTAATCTTGCATTTATGGGAATGTCAAAGAAATAAAGGCGTTTTTTTTCACAATTCTTTTTCGATTTAATATTTAGCAATGTCGTACGGAGATTTTCATGAAACTAACAAGCGAATTATTGAAAAAAATTATTGCAGAAGAAGTTGCCAAATTTGGTGACATGGAATCAACTGAGGATCGCGCGAGCGAAGCCGAGGAATTAGAAGCAGCTGAGCTCGGATCTGATAAGGCCCTTGAAAAGAAAATTGATTATATCAAGGCGCTCAAGATTGAAGAGTCACGCCTTCGTCGTCGTCTCAAGCAAGTTGTTGAGACCCGCGCTCGCGTACTTCGTAGCATATGATTTAACGTTTTGAAAGGCGATTCGATATGGGAAAACCAGGTAGCGGAAGATATACAACTTATATTCCTGTTAAAAGCGACAGGAATGATAGATTAAAGAAACTTTTCAGAAACTCAAACGATATTTACGCGGGTGCTGAAAATAATTCTACCGCTGCCGAAGCCGCGGTGGATACTGCAAAATCTGTATTAACAGGTAAAGGTGATCAAGATTTGTTTGGTAATGGTGTCGATTTAGGCTATGGCGTAAATAATGGCACAACACCAGACACGACCACGGTAAAATGGGAAAAAGCAGGCGATCCTGCAAATCCATATGTACCTGATTTATCATCTCCAGGTCCAGGTAAAACCGAAGGTACCGAGAAAGACGAAAATCCAAAAATTGCAATTGAAGATGTCAAACCCAACTTCGATGCAAAGAATCCAAGCGTTAATACCGCATCTCCTACTGCGACTGCAGCTCGTTTAGGCACTACATCCTTGGGTGAAAATTTGGAACCCGGAAAGAGCTCTGTCGAATAACTTTTATTTAAAGCAATAGTTACAGATTACAAGAGAGGTACGAGAAGATATGTCGAAACAATTGTATGAAGAGGCTTTAGCTGATGTTAAAAAGCTAAAAGAAATTGCAGAAGATAATGCTAAAAGGGCATTAATAGAAGCAGTTTCTCCCCGTATAAAGGACTTAATAGAAGCGGAGCTTTTAAAAGAAGCGTCGGAAGACGATGACGACAAACAAGACGATCTTCTCACAGACGACGGAATGGATCTTCCTGGTGCTATCGCAGCGCCTGTTGAAATGCCAGTTCCTGCTGCAGAAGACCCTAGCGTCGCTGCAGCTATGTCTTTGCCAGACGATGAAGGCAAAGTAACGCTAGATCTTGATGCGTTAAACGTCGAACCTGTTGGTACAGAATTTGAATTAAGTAACGAGTCTATTAAGTTACTAAATCCAATTATCGAGAAAATTAATGCAGCAACGGCGCTAAAAATTGAATCGAAGTTATTCCAATTAAATGAAGCCGTACAAAAACTTTTGGAAACAAGTGTTTCTATTAAAAAAACAACAAGTTACCAAAAAAAGATTTTAGAGATGGTCTCTGAAATCGAAACTGTTTACGAATATCTGCAGGAATCTGCAGGCAACCTTCAAGACAAAGGAGTCTACGAAGGCAAATTAGAACAACTATACAAACAACTCAACAAGCTCGTGGAGCAATACAACATGAAAAACCTGAAATCATTATTAGAGGCAGATTTAACTCTTAAACTCACAAACGTCCCCGACGACCTTCCGCTCGAGGATCTTGGAGTCGATATCGTAGCCGATGAAGGCGAAGGTGAAGAACCTGCTGAAGAAGAAGGCGGAGAAGAATTAGACCTCGGCGGTGAAGAAGGCGAAGGCTCCGAGGGCGAAGATGAGGAAGAATCCGAGGAAACTGGCGACGAAGAGCTCGACCTCGGCGCTGAAGAAGAAAAAGCTGAGGAGGCCCAACACATGGAATCAAAACATTTAAGCGACAACACGATCGTAGAGATTGACGAAAACATGCTTCGCGAAGAAATTGCTCGTATGCGCTCGCTTCGCGAGGCTGCCGACGATGTTCAAACATGGGGTAACGGCCCCGGCGAAGTTTCTGATGAGTTTGCTGATGAAGATATGGGCGACCCCTTCGTCGATATCGATCTCACCGTCGAAGGCGACGATGTTGGTGAAACCGACGAGATGGCAGAGCTCGGCGAGTTAGAGCAAATGATGCAGCAACAAGAAAAGCAAGATCAACGAAAGTCTCAAGCAAAACAACAAAAACAAAAGAAGCAAGGTATGATGCAAGGAATGCATCAGTATGGCGAAGTAGACGAGATGGCAGAGCTTGCTGAATTAGAGCAAGCAATGCAAGCCAAGGATGCCGAGAAGTCTCACGGTGATCGCGACGATGCCCAGAGCCAAAAGCAAAATCGCATGCCAGAAGCCGATGATGACGAAAAGCATCAGGTTCAAGAAGCTCGTCGTCGCTTAGCTCATGAAGCTCGCATCCAGACAGAGGCCAAGAAGAAGGCTCAAGCTGCTAAGAAGCAACAAAAAGAAGCCCAAAAGAAGGCTCAGCAAAAGCAACAAGAGGCTCAACAAAAAGCCAAACAAAAGAAGCAACAAGATGCTCAAAAGGCAAAGCAAGAGGCTCAAAAGCAAGCCAAGCAAGCCAAGAAGATGAGCGAAGCTTATGCCTACTACGCAAATATTTTCAACGAGTCGGTACGTCGTACCGCCAAGTTGCAATCGGTTCTCGCAGAGAGCCGCAATGAAGTTAGCCCCAATGGCACTTCGACAAGGTCAACGGAGGAATCCTCAATGCTCCGTAAGAAGTTGGCGGAAACGAATCTGTACAACACGAAGCTACTCTATTGCAACAAGCTTCTTCAAAATGAGTCGCTCACCAAGCGCCAAAAGGCCGAGGTAATTGAGCGTCTCGATGAGGCAAAGAGTGAGAGAGAAGTCAAGCTCGTTTATGAAAGCCTTGTAAAGACACTTGGACGCCCAACACGTTCTCTCTCTGAAGGAACACAACGCGTTCTAGGATCGTCCTCACAAGCAACTCGTCCAGCATCCACTGTTCTTAGCGAAAGCTATGAAGCAGATCGTTGGGCTAGACTCGCAGGTCTTAAGTGATTCGTTAAACCAAATCTTATTAGGAGAAAAAACATGAAACAATTTACATTAGCACATTTAGCGCAAGGCATCAAGGATAAGCACGTAGGTGCCGAGCGCGCTCGTTTAACTGAGAAGTGGAGCCGCACAGGTCTCCTCCGTGGCCTCGATGGCACCCGCCGCGAGATGATGTCACAACTTCTTGAGAACCAAGCAGCTCAAGTCCTCAAGGAGAGCAACGCTCTCTCTACAGGTGGCGGTAACCTCGTTGGCTCCGGTCAAATTCAAGGTTTCAGCAACATCGCATTCCCAATCGTTCGCCGCGTGTTCGGTGGCCTCGTTGCCAACGAGCTCGTGTCAATCCAACCAATGAGCCTCCCATCGGGACTCATCTTCTACTTGGATTACACATACGGTTCGGACGTTGGTAAGCCAGCTGGTGAGTCTGGTGAGGTTTACTCACGTGGACAATCCGTCTACAACAACCCAGCAGGTAAGGGCGTTCGTTCTGGTTCTCTTGCAACTGGTGGTATGTACGACCTTGTCGGCGCAGGCTTCTCCCGCGTCACCGGCTCGATGACATCTCTCGACCTTTCTGCAGGAACAGTCTATTCGGGTTCCTATAAGGGTGCAGACGCACTTACTTGGACAACTGGTGGCGTCGTCACATCTTTGACCGACTTCTCCGGTTCCAATGCGCGTTGGTTGGACTTCGACCCACAAGTTGAGACAGCAGTTACTAACGGTAACCTCGATGTCCTCTTCCTCTATGTCCCAACATCTGCAATTACAGCTGCAATTCCGGGAGCAGACCTCCTTGCAGTTGAGCAAATTGCTCTCTTCTCTGGTTCCTACGCACAACAAGCCAACGGCGCTTGGGGCGAGGCATACCAAGGTGGAGACAAGGTTCTCAACCTTCGTCGTCTCAACAAGCGTGGTAACTTCAGCACCGCTTCCGGCTTCTCGCCAGACGCGCTCAATGGTACCCACGTTCAATTCGTACTAAAGGTTGATAATGGCACCGCGCTCGGTACGGCTTCTGCATCTGCCAAGCTTTCTTGCGCAGTTTCGACAAGCCTCTCCGTGGATTCTTCTTCTGGCGCAACCGTTACGATTCCATCATTCGAATCTGATTTCGGCGCAACACCAGCACCAGCAATCCCAGAGATCGACATCAAGATTGAGTCTATCGCAATTACAGCAGAGACCCGCAAGCTTCGTGCCAAGTGGTCTCCAGAGCTCGCACAAGACCTCAACGCATACCACTCGATGGATGCCGAGGTTGAGCTCACCTCGATCCTCTCTGAGCAAATTGCTCTCGAGATCGATCGCGAGATCCTCAATGACCTTGTTACACAAGCCAACGGCGCCAACTACTACTGGTCGCGCGCTCCAGGCAAGTTCGTCAACAAGACAACAGGCGCGTCCGTAACATTGGCCTCTTCCCTCTCAATCGGTCCAGCCTTCACCGGTACGGTCCGCGAGTGGTACGAGACACTCATCGAGACAATCATCGATGTTGCCAACACCATCCACCGCAAGACACTCCGTGGCTCAGCAAACTTCGTTGTTTGCGGTCCGGACGTCGCAACCATCCTCGAGGCTTCCGTGCTCTACAAGCCAAAGTTCTCCATGGACGGCGAGGGACAAGTTGGTTCGCCATTCACCATTGGTGCAGAGGCGATCGGTACACTCAGCAACCGCTTCACAGTCTACAAGGATCCGTACTTCGTACGTAACAAGCTCCTCGTCGGCTACAAGGGTGGTAGCTACCTTGAGACAGGTTATGTCTACGCTCCATACGTGCCACTCATCGTGACCCCCACGATCTTTGCACCAGAGGACTTCACTCCTCGCAAGGGCGTCATGACTCGTTACGGCAAGAAGATGGTTCGCTCCGACTTCTACGGCACGGTCACAGTGCTTGACATGAACATCATCTGATAATCTCAGATTAAATGTTCTCTAGGAAGGCTCCCTCACGGGGGCCTTCTTAGTTTTTACTTTTAATAAATCGCTGAATATGTTTATAAGGTTTCCATGGTCAAACAATTACCGATTTATTCTAGGGCCTGTGGCGATTGCACAAAGTGTTGTGAAGGTTGGTTGTCGGGCGTCGTCCATGGACATTACATGCAAAGAGGGTGTAGCTGCTTTTATCTAGAAAAGAAATGCTCGATTTATGAGGAACGTCCCGAAAATCCTTGTAGACAATATAATTGTGCTTGGTTAATCGAAGACACCTTCCCAAGTTGGATGAAACCCAATTTATCGAATGTGATTATAACTAAAGTTTCTATATCAATTCCTTTCGATTTGGGAATGAATAAAATTGAGTACTACGACGTTATCGAAACAGGCGGCAAGATAGATTCTTCAATTTTAAATTGGTTAATTACTTGGACGATTGATAATAAAACTAATCTAATTTATGAAGTAGATGGCGGTCGACACGCTATTGGCAGCGAAGAATTTAAAAAATATTTTCGTTTAAATCAATTATGAAACAGCGCAGGATGCATGGTCAACCCAAGTTACAGAAAAGGCAATGCGAAATCTGCGCTTACAATAACCCAGAGGCGATTAACGTTCATCACATAATTCCGAGATGCGATCCGCGATGTACTAACAACAATAACAATCTTGCCATCGTCTGTCATACTTGTCATGATTTAATTCATGCAGGAGAAATAACCATTATTGGTGTATATTCTTCAAGCGCGGGTAGAAAACTCATGTGGTTTAGGTTGGGCGAAAATCCGCCATTAGAAAAAGAGTTTTGGTTAATAAAAGAAAATCCATTGGTATTACGAAAGGGTAAAAATAAAAATCTTTAGAAACCTTAAAATCGTCGTAATTAATATTGAACACGATTTTTTATCTTTTTTTTATTAACACGGTTATTATTACTATATGAACAATAAAAAAAGCATCTTTAAACATGGTTTGATGCTGATTACTCTCGCGTTTTTTAGCATGAATGGATGCGAAAGACAGAATCCATATAAACTAGCAGGCGATACATCGGCTGTTTATGAGGATTGTCCAACACCCACGCTTGCAAGCGGACAATCGTCTTCAATATCAACATCTAATAATTCTGCTGCTGAAACAACAACAGGTACAACAGTTGGACCGTCTACATCAACTATCGCGAGTAGCGGCGGCGATCAAAACCAGTCAAAACAAGAATTTACTGAACTAGATCAAAGAGAACTAGATTACTCAGAAGCTCTTCGAACAGCCTCTATCCTACTCGTTGGAGATGCGCCTACTCTTTCTGAGATCTACGAACTCGGGGATCTTCCACCCGATCAGCAAAAATTTAAGTACGAAGAGCTTATTGATAAGAAACTGACAGATCCCAGACTCGCTGCAACTTTAGTGGAATTCTTCAAATACACTTTTAAGATGAGCGGTCCGTCTACCACGATGGGAGAACCTACTCGTGATACTGCGCCCGTTTTTGCAGCTAAAGTAGTTTATGAAGAGAAAGATTGGAGAAACATTCTTGTTCAAGAGTCTAATACTTGTCCTACTTTTAATTCCATAAACAACGTTTTTATCGATGGTAATTGTAATAATCTTCCTTCGGGTATGAACCATTCAGGAATTCTAACAGACCCAGGAGTACAAAGTCTTTATTACGGTAATTTATCTTTTAGACGCAATCGTTTTTTTCATGAAACTTTTCTATGTAGATCAGGAAATGAACAATCGGGAGGAGAACCCACCGACCAACCGCCGTCCGATGCACCTTGTAGTGGAGAATTACCGATTCCTGGTTATCAAAACAAATGGCCAGTAAGCGAAATAGCAGGAGAGTGCAATGGTGGCCGCGTAGACTTCCATGCATATAACAGCAGTAACGTATGCGCGAATTGTCATTCAACATGGAATCATAGAGCACCGTTATTTAGTCAATTTGACTCGAAGGGAATATTCCAACCCTTAACGATGGCAGGTGAATATTCCGTTTTAGTCCCCGTGAACGGTTCTCCACGGGCAAAATTGAGCGATTGGCTATGTACGGCACCGTCATGTCCGAATAATGGAAATAATTTAACCGCGTGGAAAAAGACCATGCGCGTTGATGGAGTAGAGGTATCTGCTCCCGCTGCGAACCTAAAAGAACTGGGTCAACAAATGGCAAAAGACGATGAGGTCGTAGAATGCGCAATAAAGCGAGTTTGGAATTATGCGATGGGGCGCGCCGATATTACAGAAATTGGTGGTAGATCATGGGTGTCGCTACCAGATCGTAATGATCCAAATCCTGAATTGATTACTATGTCAAAACTAGTAAAACAATTTAAGAATGATGGATATAACCTAAAAAAAGTTCTAAAAACGATTCTACTATCTGATGACTTTACGAGGTTTTGATATGAAAAATAAATTTATTCCTGGTTTAGTATTCGTCATCTTTTATTTAATTTCTGCCTGCGGTGCGGAAGCGCCCGAAATCGGAGAAAATTTTTGTCCCGAAATACCAAACCAAGCCGGTGCTGGTGGAACATCAATGGTAACAGTTTCAGTATCAGCGACAGTCACATCTACGTCTCAATCTATAACGTCTGTAGGATCGTCTATGGGTTCCGGCGGAATGGAATTACCGAAATATGACGTACCAAATCTTGATGAAATAGCGTCGCGACTACATTCTTGTCATAAGTTTTCATATGTTCAATTAGGAAACTTTTTAAGATCTCGTGGCGCGATTATTCCGCAAGGAAATTTAAGCGATACTAAGGCTACAACAACGCCAATTTTTGGTCAAAACGTTACGCTAAGTAGCGTTTTTGGAGGTAGCGGTAATTCTTGCGAAATGGCTATCACAAACGCTAATGGCACTAACGACCCTGTATGTTCGCCTAATGAAACATGTTTTTGTAATCAAGACGATAAAACTAATCAAGTTAATCGTAGCTGTTTAGACGTTGGTAATAATTCGCCCGATGCAGCAGACGGTTATTGCGTAGCAAAACCAGCTACAGCAGGTTATCTATATTTTGCAGGTAAAGACGCGCTTGGCGTTCCTAGATTAGATTCACGCTTAGCAGAAAAAGAAGAACACTCGACTGCATCTGCCATGAAATTAATGGATATATTCATTCAAGCTGCTCCTCAAATTATTGCAAATATTTCGGATCCGATTAAGGCACCTGCATGTTCTTTAAATGGTATAAATAAACCCATGTTTGCATCCGATGGTAGTTGCGTTGAAGAATCAGTGAGTTGTTTAATTGGAACACCGGCTACTGATGATCACATATTATTGTGTAATTTATTAGTCGACAAAGCTGATAAAAGTAGTTTAACTGATGTTTCTAAGAAAAGAATCATCGTCGTCGCGACGTTACTTGCTGCAGCACATTCATGTCAGTGAAAGAAGGATAATATGGCAAATTGGAAATTAAAAGAACTTCAAAACGAGAGACGTCGTACTTTTTTGAAGATGGCAACCGTAGCGGCTACTGCGATCGGTATTGAGCGTTCTAAGTTGTTAAATTTTTTAGCAGACGAAGGTGGTAGCGGATTAGCAGAAGCGGCTGGTTCGACGTATGGTAGATCGTTGTTAGTGCCTGCGCCTAATGGTTCACAAGCATGGTTTCAAGAACTATGGCCCGTCGCGGATGTTGGTTTTAAGGCATGTCAAAATGCTAATGTGCCAGGTTTATCCTCGCAATTTGGCGGATTTTCTTCATATCTTTATACTTCGCAATACGGGTATAATCCTGCGAATGGGTATAGAGGTACTTATACTTGGGGCAAAGGAAACTCGATGCCGACATTACCCATGGGCGTAAAAGGTTGGTCGGGTGGAGATAAAACTTTCTTTTATGGACCTCATGCGCCATGGTTTGATCACAACCTTGGCGTACCAAAATATCCCGTGTCTGCCTTTATGTCGGGTAAAGATGAAACCCACACCGAATTTCCAATTTCTCAAGTTACCTTGTCGGGCAATGCGTCAATGCAAGCAGCGCTGGCTTCGCTAGGTGCAGCAGGTTCATCGGCTATTGTTCCTGTATTGGGTATCGATCCTGTAAAATATGGTAGAGCGCCTGGCGCTCCTGAAGTTGCTACTGTTCCTTCCTCTGCGGGTATGATCGATTTGTTTAATTCTGCAGCAAGTCAATTTGCATTAGCGACTAAGGCAGATCAGGAGTTGTTTGAAACTTATTATAAGGCATTAATTGGTCTCAGGAAATCTTCGGAACGTTCTTCTTGGGCGCCACAGTTACAGATAACCAAAAATGCGGCTCGTATCATTGGACTAAATTTCGCAGCACAGCTTACTCCAACCAGTCAAGATCTAAATGACTTTGGAATTCAGGAAATGATTGATAGTATCAATGCATCTTCTGTGTATATGACAGCAGCGCAAAGAAGAGGAATAGAAGAATTTGGAAGAACGCTAATCGTCGTAGCTAAAGCATTTACGTTGGGCTTAAGTAAAACTGCCATTGTCGCTCTTTCGCCGGGTCCAACTAGCGATACAACCTTTACTGATCCACACGTGTCATTTGATGGTATGACGCAAATGAACCAAGCGCGTAACACGACTAAGCATCTTGGAAAAATTCTTGATAGTTTTTACAATTATTTATCCCAGCAAATAGATCCAGAAAGCCCGACAGAAAAACTAGATCAAAATACCGTTTTTGTGGCTTATGGTGATACGCCACATACACCCCTACAAGGTAATACGTGGCCTGATGCAACGCCCGACGCGTGCAATTGGACATATGTCATGGATCCAAAAGGGTACATCAAGAATGGGTGGTTCGGTCAAGTTTACGCGAATAAAGTCAATGGTAAAAATGCAGTGGGATTTAATCCGCTGACAGGAGCCGACGATATTACAAAAACCTCAGAACAGGTATCTGCTTTTGCCTCCACAGCTGCCGTATACGCAGTTGCAAGAGGAGATGGTAATAAAACAGCCGAATTTGGCAATTCACCAAATATTATTGCGGGTTTAATAAACTCGAAGTAAGACATAAGTAAATGCTAGAATCAGACATGAGGGAGGCTAGAATAAAGTCTCCTTTTTTATTTGTAACTTTATTATGTTTTATTAAAAGAATTTTTAAAAGTATGTTAGTGTCTCTTAATTATTATAAAATGTAATGGGTCCGATCTTAAAACCAAACGACGTTGGTGCGCAACTGTTTCGAGTAAAAGGCGAACTTGAGAACATGTTAAAATCGATCAGATCGTGGCGCACCAGCGGGCTTGATGGTAGCGGAATAGTTCCGATTGAGGTATTACCTCTTGAAACTAAAATTGAAGCTTCGCTAAGAGAAGTAGAAGAAATGATTAAATTAGTTTCGCGCATAAAACCATCACGTAAAAAAAAGTAATACAAGAAAGAGTATATACTACTATGAGAATCACAGAATCGCAACTTCGAAAAATCATTAAACAAGAAATTACTAGAAAAGTATTAAAAGAAGCAGTCGATGCTAAGTCGATTGTAGATTTAATTACAAAAGATAAAATTAAGGATCCCAACGCCTTAAAACAAGCGCTAGAAGGTCTTGGCGACGTAGACGGAGTAAAAGATGCTTTTTCAAAAAGTGCTGACGAAATAAAACAAGCATTTACGGGAGTCGGGGGACAAGAAAAAGATTTCGACGCAATCGTCAAGGAAATAGAAACTGGCAAATCTTCCGTCGCGGGCAGCTTGAACACCGCAGTTGCTAATGCAGCGAAGGCACTAGGAATGCCAGATTTAGCTCAAGATCTTAATTCGGCAATTACGGCCTTGAAAGCGGGAAAAGATATTAATAGCATGAGTTCATCGTTGTTAAAGCCGCTAGCAAAACTCGGCGCTGAATTAATTATGGGAAATGCCGAAGCAACAAAAGCTGCGGGTATCGCTCTTGCTAAAGCAGGTGAGAAAAAGATCTGAATTAAAAAGTTTCTTGTACATACAATTCGCGATGTCATAATGTTATCTCATAACAACGAGAGCCTAATAAAATGCTCTTGTCCATGGAGAATATCATTATGAAGACACGTAAGAATCGCAAGTTTGTTTCGCAAAATCGCAACGCTGTTATCCGTACTCGTGAGGATCGTACGGGTAAGCTTCGTACTGAGACTGCTCGTCGCGACGCA